ACAGATAAAATCAATATTTCTCAAGCTTTTTTAAAGCGTCCCCTGCATACTTATAATATCTTTCATAAACGGCTCAACCGAATATTCCGCTGCGTCCAAACTGTCAATGTTAACACTTCCGTCGTCCAGCCTCTTGTCGTCTAAACTTTTCGCGTCATATACCGCCGTGCAAAATGCCTCGGTAAGATTTACGCAATGCGATAAAATATAATACCGTCCCTGTGACTGTATGGCATTGTAAAACCGTATGCGGTCAAGTATGCTTGTCTTTTTCGCAAGACGTATGTTAAGCGGAAGCTTTTCACGGTATACCGCATTTTTAAGTCCCTCAATAAGCGTAGACTCCGCACTGTCGCAGTACGCATCGTAAACCCTGTATTTTTCCTGTGCCTTTTTCGCAAAGCGGATAAATTTATCCTCAAGCTCGGCAGGGCTTATTCGTTTTTTAAGATAAAATTCATCAAGCGTTACAATCTCTTTAAAATTCTTTGTAAACCCGGTAAGCACAAAAGCGTGCGCCGATTTGTCACCGCCGAAATCCACACCGATAGACGCAAACTGTATTTTGTCCGGGTTAAATTCCTTTGCAATAAATTTTTCGCGGTTATCGGCAAAAAGCGGATAGCAAACACCCTCCGCCGCAACCCAGCGTCCCAGAATAAAACGGTCGAAAAATACTCCCGTGTATTCTCTTTTGATATTGCTCACATATTCGTCCGACAAAAAGGTGTTGTCATCAATAAGATATTTATATACATTCATCGAAAGCTTGTCACCCTCGGGAATGTTTTTGTCGTTCTGCTCTTTTGCGCACCGCGCAATGTATTTCTGATAAAGCCAGTGGCTCGGATTGTCGGGGTTGGTGGTCGCAAATAACTTTGCGTTATCGTCCGACAAACGCGAAAGAAGCATTGTGAAAAATTCCTCGCTAAACAGTGTCAGCTCATCGCAGTACGCGCCCGAAAGCGTCATACCTCTGATTTTGCTCTCGGCTCTTGTGTCCGATGCGCCCTCAAGGTAAACCTTGTGTTCAAATAAAACCGCCTCTTTTTTTGAAAGCGAATAACAAAAATTGTTTTCGCCGACCAGGCTTTGTAATAGGTCAAGGCAGTTGCGCTTGAGCGTGCCGAGCGATTTTGCGCACATCAGATATTTGCCGTTAATGTTTCCCGACGCAACGTAAAATGCCCATATCACAAGACTAATCCAGGTTTTTCCGCTT